ATCCGCTACGTCGATGAGGTCAACGGCCTGTACGATGTGAGCGTGGTCATCCACCCTGCTTATCCGCAGACCAATGTGGACTCCCGTGCAGCCGTGCTGGACGGTGCCCTCAAGAGAGGGATGATTGAAGACAATGTAATCAACGAAAACGATTATAAACGTAATTCTAATTCTGATTCAACAATGGACGAAAACAAGAAACCCGAAAATGTTGAGGAGCCCAAGGTGGACAACACCGCCGAGGTTGACGCTCTGAAGGCTGAGATGGAAGGCATGAAGCGTTCCATCACCGATCTCCAGGCTGGCCAGGATGCCGTGAGCAAGAAGGTCAGCTCCCTGAAGGTGCGCGAAGAGAAGAAGCAAAACTTCTCGCTGCTGCGTGCCATCCGTGAGTACATTTCAACTGACGGCATGAGCGAGGAAGTCAAGGCAGTCATCCGAGCTGGCCGTGATGAGATGAACCACTCAAACCTCACCACTTATGGTGACATCATCATCCCCCAGCAGCGTGCATCCGTTACGGTTACCGCCGAGCACGACGATACCATCGGCATCGATGTGTTCAATACCTTCGCCCCCATCCGCGAGGGTCTCGTCGCCGTCAAGGCTGGTGCCCGTTTCATGCCCGGTCTCGTTGGTGATGCCCGCATCCCCGTGTTGGGAGGAGGCAACGCCGCTTGGACTACCGAGGTAGGCAACGCACCCGACCCCGCCTATACGTTCAACTCTGTGAACCTGACACCGCATCGCTTGACCGCTCAGTTCAAGTTGAGCAAGCAGATGGTCGCTCAGGATAATGCCCAGATTGAGGCCAACCTGTTGGCTGACATCCGCAAGACTGTCATCACCAAGCTCAACGATACCATGTTCGGCACTGCTGCCGCTTCTGGTGGCGCTCCCAAGGGCATCGGTAACGGCCAGACCGCTGCCGTTGCTACCACCTGGTCTGCACTCGCTACCAGTGTTGAGGCTGCTGTAGAGCGTCTTGCCGTTGGTGAGAACTACGGCTACATTGCAAGCCCCGAAGCCGCCGCCGCTATCCGCGTGATGACCTACAACAAGACCACCCGCCTCATCTATGAGAACGGCAATGTTGACGGTACTCCGCTGTTCAAGAGCATCGGTTGCGCTGCAAACCAGGGCTACTATGGTGACTGGAGCAACCTCGTTATCGGTCAGTGGGGCGCACTCGACCTCACCGTCGATCCCTACACCGCCGCCGGTACTGGTGAGCTGGTTATCACCATCAACAGCTACTTCGACTACGGCGTAGCTCGTGCTGGTTCGCTGAAGTTGTTCACCACCGTATCCGCCGGTTAAGTAACAAGCCGTCACGATGCAGTACACACCGAAATACGCAACGGTAGCAGACCTGAAGAAGCATAGCTACATCTCCACCACTGATGAAGATGATTTGCTGGCTCTTTATCTCTGCTCTGCCGAGCAGACCGTCACCGAGACGCTGCAGGTCAAGAGCCTGTCGGTGTACATCGGTGATGATGGTGTGTTGCCCGCCCAGATATATACCGCGATTCTCATGCAGGCTGCCGCTTTGTATGAGAATCGTGAGGGTATATCGTCAGCACAGCAACACGTTGTACCTTATGCTAACGTGATGGCGTTGCTTGGAAAGATCATCAACTACGGACAACTCAACAAGTGCTGCAGATGATGGAAGCAGGTAAACTCACCGAAAGGATAACCATCCAACGTCCTGACGCGGCCCGTGATGTCTATGGCAGCACGACCACCGTCTGGACGGATGTTGTCACCAACTTGCCCGCTGCCGTGAACTATGTGCGCGGTGACCGCGAGATTGACAACGAGGAAATCTTTCACGGGAGGATTACCACTTTCAGCATCCGATGGCAAGGCGCAGTTAACGAGGAGATGCGGATTCTTTGGGGTGACTTGAAGTACCGCATCCTCTCGATTGACCGCCGAACCCACCGCCGCGAGTACATGATTCGCACTGAACTCATCAACGAATGACGACCACTGACGGCATCACTGTTGACGCTTCACGCTGCTATGCGCTGTTTCGCAGGTTAAGCACCAAGAACCAGCGCAGGGTGAGCAGACAGGCTCTGAAGGGCGCAGCCAACAAAATCAAGGCGCAAGCCGTCAAGAACCTGCAGCAGGTTGTTGGCCACAGTGTCCGCAAGACCACGACCTACACACGAGCCAACGGCAAGACCGAGAAACGCAGCCTTGCAAGAGGCATCAAGGTAGTGGCAAGGGATTCAGAGACGGCGAAAGTGCACATCTTGGGCGACTACCGCTTGAAATGGCTGGAGAAGAACACTGACATCCGCACCACCAAAGGAAACCGAGGCAAAGGCAGAAAGATACCTCTGAGACGGGCATCCAACAGGGGACGGGCGATCAAGAACCAGGGAAGGCTCAAGTGGTTTGACAGGGCCGTCAAGGCCAAAGAGCATGAAGCAGCACAAGACATCGAGCGAGAATTGATTAAACACATCAAAAAACAGGCACAACGTGAAGGGCTTACATCTAACTAAAGCGGTTCAGGCGATACTCGCTAATGCGGGCATCACCAACGCCCATGCAATCGTCGCAGAGGAAAACACCCTGCAGCCTTTTGCAGTGTACCGGCGCGCATCGCTCTCGGTAGGCGACACCAAAGACCGACTCCTGCAGACGCAGCGTGCAACGCTGTCGGTGCAGGTCGTATCGATGGACTACCAGAGCGGCCTGTTGCTTGCCGATGCCATCACGGACGCGCTCGTGGGCACGTCAGGCACATTTGAAGGGGTTGTCATCGGTGACATCACTCTTGACGATGCTTCAGAGTTGTATAACGAAACGAGTTATTTACAGGATCTAACATTTAACATCGACATAGAAAATGAGTAGAAACGTAATCAAAGGCGGTGACCTGATGCTTTTCATTAAGGAGGCCAACGGCACCGTTAAATCAATCGCATTCGCCACCAGCCACACGCTGACGGTGAGCACAGACACCCAGCAGACTTCCACCAAGGATGACGGCGGTAAGTTCCAGAGTTCCGACTACGGCATCATCAGCTGGAACTTATCCAGCGAGAACCTTGCCAGCTACGACGGAGCCGGTTACAACTATCAGGACCTCATCGACCTGATGCTGTCGCAGACCAAGGTAACCGCCACCTTCACCATTGAGGGCTCCAGCGGCTCCTCTTATCCTTATTCGTCGAAGCTCGACAGCGTAGATGATGCAACCGGCGATGTGTGGTCACCTGGTATCACTGGCAACATCGGCTCTACCACTGGCAAGAGCCTCGGTTACACCGGCACCGTTCTCATCACCTCGGTTGAGGTCAATGCTCCTAACGGCGAGAATGCCACCTTCACCGTGCAGCTGCAGGGTGACGGTCCTCTCACCCCGACGTCCGCTTCTTCAGGAGGAGGCGGCACTACCTAAGCAATGTAATCTCAAGTTCATGAACCAACGGGGGGTGGGCATCCGCCCGCCCCTTTCAATTAGAGATATATGGAAGTAAAAATCAATGGCGAAAGCTATAAAGTCAAGTGGTCATTGCGTGCACAGATTTTCTACGAGGGACTAAAGATGCAGTCCCAGGAGCTCGGCCCGACAATGGACACCATCGCCTACTACTATGCCATCCTCGTTACCAGCAACCCGGGAATCGACATGACGCTCGACGCATTCCTTGACGCATGCGACATCACCGTCATCAGGTCCTTCCGTGACATGCTGGCGAAAGACGAGGAGATGATGAAACTCATCAACGGCAGTGACGAGGCGACAGGCGAAAAAAAAAATTAACGTCGAGGGAAATCTTTGCAATGCTCGTGTACCAAGGGCACCTGCCGCCAAGGTATGTGCTGCACGAGATGGAGATGTATGAGATGGGGTGTCTGTTGCACTTCCTTTACCTGGCGACTAAAGACTCATGGGAACAGGCGAGGCTCGTAGGCTACATCGGAGCGCAGACCCACTCCACCAAGAAGATGAGCATCACCGACATCGTGTCATTCCCGTGGGAAGGTGCAAGCGCAACACATGACACCTCGATGAGCAACGCCGACAAGAAGCGGCTTGAACAGAAAGCAAAAGAATTAGAAAGACTAATGAACAATGGGCGTTAAAGCTGATCTAAGAGTTATATTGGGCATCGATAAGGC